CATCTATAATGTTTCAGCTTTATAATGGTAATGATTATGGCATGGGGAACTTTAGCTTAGAATTCATAAGTAAAATTGATCGAGCTTGGCGAAAAGGACGAAAACAAACTGCGAAAAGATTGGGATTGTCTTTAGTTGAGAATGTGTAGCCACCAGTTTCCATATCCATATCATTGTCTTTCCAAAACTGGTGGTTATGCAGATGAGTATATTTGATCGAGTAAGAGAAGCGGGCTTACAAGATGTTAAAGACATGGACGGGTTAGAGCGAACAATGTTCATGAATGATATTTTCTTAGATTACCAGGTAAGTAGAGATCTCCGACAAAAGAAATTGGAGAGTTTTTATTTTGAGCTACTCAAACAGCTTATTGAAGATTATGGGAACTAATATTGCTACAGAAATATTAAAAACTCCCTCAAGATCTGACCATAGATTATATCAAGCTGTGGTTGTCCAAGCCTTTGAAGATTGTTTGTATACTTTAGGTGGTAAAAATGAAGCTTACAATAAAAAAGAAGCTCATGAATGGTTTATGGGTAATGGTAAGGATTTTAGACAAATTTGTGATTTAGCTAACCTAGACCCTGACCATGTTCATTCAAGATATAAGTGGTGTTTAGATAATAAGGTGATTGTATTTACTGAGATTCAGTGTTATTGGATTGAATATAAGAATGAATATGTTCGTTACAGAGCTGTAGATACAAAAGAGGAAAGACGATCAATAAAGGAAAGGATTGATCAAATACGTTTTAAATTAAAATTGAAAGATAAGAAAAAATGAAAGAGCTAGTTATTGGATTATTAATTTTAGTATCTAGTAATAAAATTGAAACTAAAAATATCACTATTTACGAATCATGCTATACATGGTATCAAAAAAATGTGCTGATGACAGAAATAAAAACTACATTATTTAGCCGAAGATCTTATCACTTGTATGAGGGACAAAGAGTTATTGGTTATACATGCAGTGACAAGGATCCCAAATGAGTATTAGAAAAAAAATTTGTGCTAGATTGAGACTTAATTGGTTTAGAACGTTAATTATTGGATTAAGCTTTGTCTGGTCTTTTTTACTTTATGCGCCTTTTAGATAAAATTAACGAAGCTGATGTTAAAAAAATATAACACTAATGCAACGGTGGCCGATGAGATTGAAAGTTTGTTATTGAGTAATAATAATACTTTTCATTGGTTTTATAATAATAGCACGGTAAGCAATTTTGCGAAAAATAAGGGTGAAATTAATAGTCCTCAGTTAATACATCAATTTTTTTATAATGACAAAGTTATATCTTCTTATTTTAATGAAATAACTAAACTATTATTAAGCTTTAAATTACCTTTTAAAAAGATACAATTTCATCGAATTAAAGCTAACCTTACACATAACATTACAGGAGCTGCTTATAATAAGCATCAACCTATCCATAAAGATATGGAGGAGAGAGGTTTTAAGAGTTTTTTATATTATGTAAATGATTCTGACGGTGATACATTATTTTTTAATGATGAAGATGAGATTATTGAAAGAATTAGCCCTAAAAAAGGTATGGGTGTATTATTTGACTCTAATGTTAAACACGCAGCGCAAAACCCTATTGATTCATATAAAAGATTAGTTATTAACTATATTTGGAGAGTTCTTTAAAAGAAAAAAACCCAAGAAAAAATTAGCGAGCAAGTTAGAGCTGTAAGAATAAAAAAAGTTAAATCGTCAAATTCCATAATGTTAACTAGAGATAGGGCAACATGTAATATAACCTTTTCTTAGGGGAAAAGATGTCGAGAGAGCATGCTACCCTATCGACCTTAGTTATGTCATTGTTCCTCCGATCTGTCTACAATATACTGTAAAAAGGGACAACGGACAACGGAAAAAGGGCGCTTGAGTCTCCCGCCACGCCCTTAAAAAGATAACAAGAAATGATGTTATATAACGCCATAATTGTACAGTATTCGTCCGTTTAGATCAACGAATTCGTTCGTTTAGATGAAAGAATATACTATATAGATATTCTAGACCCCTTTGTAATTTTTTTTGACCCTACCCTAAAGTGGTGTATCTGGTGTATCTGATGATTATTATTGTTTAATATCAACACTTTTAATCGATTTTATGGTGTATCTGTAGGTGTATCTGTGGTGTATCTGGATACACCACATTATCAATATTTCCTTGCGTAGTGCAAAAATGTAGATTTGGGTAATCTAGTCGGGGGTTAAAATAATCTATATAATAAAAATTGACGGGTGGTAAAACTTAGGACATCGCTGAAGATGATCTTGATAACACCCGTCCCCATGTATACAAGGAGAAATAATGGCAGCTAAATATTTTTTTGGGATAGCATATAAATACGGGAGACCTGTAGTACAGGGAGCTTCAAAAAAGTTTCAAAAACTGTTTGAGAAAGAATATGGTGAAGATAGAGCTGCAGGTTTAAGTACATCTTCTGCCTTTAAATCAGCAGCAGAAAAAATTAATAAAAAATTAAAAGAGTTCCCAAAGAAAGATAAATAATGGCATTAAAATCAAAAGAGTTAAGAACAATAGATGATCTGACTCCAAAACAGAAGAAGTTTGTTGATATACTAGTAGCTAATTGGGGAGAAATTACAAAAGCTGAGGCTTGTAAAAGAGCTGGATATGAGGCTAAGAATGATAAAAATTTTTCCGATATTGGTAGTAGGCTCACAGTACGAAGACATAATCCACACGTAGTTAAATATTTAGATCAACAGTTAGAAAAAGCTAAGGCTAAATATGAAAAGGACAGATTACGTAGATACAAAAGATTAGAAAAATATGCAGATGCTGCTTATTCAGATAAGCAATATGCATCAGCTATTAATGCAGAATTTAGATCAGGGCAGTTAGCTGGTCTATATGTAGATAAGAAAGAAGTTAAAGTATCAGGATTGGAGGGTATGTCACGTGCAGAGCTTGAGAAGAAACTCACAGAGCTTTCAAACAAGATCGATGGATTCAATGCCAAAACGATCGAAGTTGAGCCAGAGACAAAAGAATTATCTCAAAAGTAATAATTGGACATCTTTCATTACTGTTTTTAATGAGATCCATAATTCAGATCTAAATATAAACTTAGGTAAGATTAATGTTAAAACGGAAGAAAAGTAAATATAAACAAGCTCTCGTTGGTAATAAGAAATATTATTACTATAGAATTTATTGGCTCGATCCCTGCGGGGACGCTGGGCACAGAGATGCTGATGAAGTTAAAAAATTAAAACCCGCCAAAATGATTACACATGCGTTTATCTTTGATAAAGATAAGAAATATGTGTGGACTTTTGCAAGTTATGATAGTGAAGCTGCCGTCTTTTCCGACTGCAATGTGTTGTTGAGATCAAGCGTAACTAAACTTGAAAGAGTGCTTAACCGATCTGAATAAATCATGAGAAAGCGTGAGTCAAAGCTTTGGCAAAGAATTAAAAAACACATAACAAAACCTCATTTAATCCGTGTAGAATCTAATACTATCAATGGTATTCCTGACATAAATGGTTGTTGGAGTGGTAAAGAATTTTGGTTAGAACTTAAATCGGATAAAGTTGGATATCCTAAGCTATCAAAATGGCAAATTACATGGATAAACAAACGAATCAAACATGGTGGTATAGTAATTATCTGCAATGAGACCCTCTTGGAGAAAAAGTTGAAACTTTACAGACCGTTGTCCGCTATTCGTGATCCTCGTTTACTGAAACCCCGTGCCTCGTTCTCGTTTCCCGTTAAATGGCCCGCGGTGCAGCGTGCACTCTGGTCCTTCCTGCAGGATCCAGGAGATGCTGGTTCTCGTTCTCGTGCTGACGAACAACGAATCGGTGAAGAGATAGAAAGGCATCTGGGGAGCGTAACCAGTCAGGACTTGGAAGAGGCATAGTTCTCGTGTATTCTCGTTCTCGGGGGCCAACTTTTCTATCATTGTTTTCCGTTGAGCCCCCTTCAGGTTCTCCTGGCAGCGAAGCTCTCGTTCTCGTCCAAGAATCCTCGTTCTCGTTCACCGAATCGGTAATAAATGTGCACCTGCAGCTCAGTCTTCAGGAGCTGGTACATCTGGTGGGAAGCTCTCGTTTCAGGAAAGGATAATGGTAATGATAAACTACGTTAAAGCATCACGACTGTACCAGAGCAGCTCGCAAAAGTTTATGAACTTTCTTCTTGACTTATCTCCCATCTGGTCTTATGTATACATCGACCCTGAAGGCAATCCATTCTGTGAATGAGATCCGATTCAGAGTCATTACGCGGGCCTGGTTTTCCCGATGCAGGGGCTGCATGCCAGGTCCGTTAACAACGAACAAAAGGATAACAATGAAAACACATATAATCAAAGATGACGGTACGATTACCGTGGTAGACGGAAAGATAGAGGATCTAGATGCAATGCAGAAGCTCGTGAAGGGGCCAATTGAAATAGTAAACGCAAGCATGCCTGCAGCGTCCCCTGTCCTGCCAGGAGGCAAAGATCTGAAAGAGATGATAGTGAATGAAGAGGGTCTCTTCAATAACTCGTTTAAAACGAATGAAAAAGCGCGTCAACTAATTGCTCAAGGATTGGGTGTACAGCTGGACAACATCCAAGACATCCGCGGAGATGTCTTCGTCACTGACGGATGGAGGATCGCGTGATTGCGTTCCTCGTGCTGCTCGTATTCATGTGGCCTAATATCATGGTGCCCCTGCTGGGGCTCCTGGTGCTGACGGGTACACACTTGTGGTGAAGCTCTCGCTCGTTCTCGTTAGGAAAAGAATTTGTTTAGAACTATTCTAAAGTACACAGGTGTACCAGCAGCGTACAGTGCTACAGTCTTCAAATTTTTCGTTTGACTTATCGGTGGGATATGATAAGACAATGGATAAAGATAACAAAAGGAGAATAACATGGGACTAGACCAATACGGACAAATAAGAAACAAAGAGATAGACTTTGAAAAAGTTTATTCAGATAAGTATGAGCCAACACTTCACGGATTTGTTTGGCGAAAGCACGCTCGACTTCAGCAATTTATGCAGAACATTTGGGCAAAACAAAACCCTGATAGCCAAGAGGCTATGAATGGTGATGACGAATTAGTGTTAACTAAAGACATCATAACCAACTTACGTAAAGAGATAGATGGGAATTACTACGGCTCGTTTTGTAGTGGTGGTTTTTTTTGGGGACATCAATTTCAAGAAGAAGCCGTTGAACATTACTCGAAGCAAGACGCACAATTTTGTGATTGGGCATTGGCACAAATAGAGAAAGGCGAAGAGGTCGTTTATACTTGCTCGTGGTAAATCTTGCGTTGTTAATAATGTCGTTATTTAAAAAGGATAGGAGGTAACTGATGGGATTTCTAATTTGGTTCTCACCAGCAATAATTATCTACATATTATTTTTGATGGAAATTATTAGTTTAGGTTCTGTTTCTAATTTGTTCTAACTTTGTCTGTGGAAAACCCATTATGAACAGGCAGACCCATAATGGACACAAAGTAGTTGTATTTAGTATGGGATATGATAAGACAGGCTATTACTAACACTAACAAAAGGAAAACAATGAGTAATACAGTAAGACGGCTAAAAGCTGACGAGAAAAAAATCGTTATGGCTTATGCTGTTAACAAACTGCAACTTAATCGTTTATCTAAAGAGTTAGATAAAATGAAACAAAACTTGGTTGATGTTTTTGAGAGAACAAAACAAAACCTAGTGATTGTTCAAGACGAGAATGGTTGTAGTTATGGAGTGCAGAAAATCAGACGTAAAAGAAAAAAGTTTGAAACTGCTAACTTCAAAATAAAACATAATGATTTATTCAATCAGTTCTGTACTGAGATTGAATATAATGAGTTCAAAGCTATAGGTGATAACAATGAGTAAAAAAATTTACTCAACTTTGAGCGGACTTAAATCTAGGAGAAGATTTAGTAAAGTTCAAAGAACTTGTCCTTATACTAATGAATATGGAATTAGAGATTATAAGAAAAAAATCTTAATACCTATTCAAAAAATATCTAATGGTAGATGGATTTTCAAAGGTAGAAAATTTAATAAACTATCAGATATTAATTGGAGATTTTGCTAATGCCAAATGTTCCAATGAATATATCTAAAGTATTAGCCGAGCAATCGGCTAATACTCAACTTACTGAAAATGCTAAGTTAGACCCTGACGCAATCAGCAAGTTAAATTATGAAGTAATGTATAAAACGTTAGAGGGGGAAGTAGAAAAGTTAATAATAGAAAATACTGGCAACCCTTTAATAGACGACTTCAAAAAAAGGATTGTAAATAAATTTAGTTACTTAATACAAAAGTTAAGTATCTAACTACAACCAAAACCGATAGCCCGTAAGGGCTATCGGTGTATCTGTATAGAAGGCTCAATAAAACCAACAACCCGCAACCTGCTTTTCGTAAAAATTTGCCACGTTCTGGCAGAAGGTACTTCTGACGACAAAGAGTTTATAGCAAGTCGAATAGAAGTAGTGTATGCTGAAACGGTATGATATAAAGGGACCCAAGAAAACAAAATTTTAAGATGAGTAAATTAGATCAATTAACAGATGATGAATTAAGAACCTTAATTCTAAAGAAGCAGATCGAATATATAAAATTATGTCAGGATAACTTTTTATTATTTGTGAAGGCTATGTGGCCTGATTTTATATGTAGGCAAACAGAGGACCCTGAAAACTGGGGGCACCATCAGATTATAGCAAATGAATTTCAAGATATTGCCTCAAAACAATCTAAACGTCTTATTGTGAATA